TCTTTCTACTGCATTATCAATTGGCTCTATATGTTCTTTTTTTCTTATATCTGAAACAGTGCCATTTTCTGTAACTGTTCCTTCGCAAACTATGTTTCCGTTTTTGTTTAATTTAATCTCATAATCTGTTGCATCATATTCATTACCGATAGCTGGTGTTCCAACAAAGAAGTTACCAGATCCTGCTGAAAATAAATTATTGCCTACCCACATTCTTGAAGCACCACCAGAACGTCTTATATCAAATACAGAACCATTAGTAGGATTAGATGATGTTCTTAGTGTTATACCAGCTCCATCTGGATTAGAGCTTGCATTATTTTCAAAGTAAACATCACCCCTGCCATTATTAAAGGTAGTAGTACCATCTAAATCAATATTGCCATCAACAATAATATTGCCATCAAGAGTTGTATCTCCGACTATTGTTGTATCAAGATTTAGTATTGGAACAGTTGCAGAGCCACTATTATTTATATTAGTGCCAGCAACAATAGAAGTTACACCAAAAGCACCAGCTTGAACATCTGAAGAACTAACAGGTGCATCTGTTATTGTAAAAATAGATACTGTTTCATCTGATTCTGTTCCTAGAGTATTTATAGATGTAACTCTAGCTGTATAGTTAGTGCCTGTAGGTGTAAAAGTTAGCTCACATTTATTAGTATTAACGATCTTACTAAAAAGATGATTGCCTGCATTATCTTCAAGATTCACTCTATATTCATAATCAGGATAATCTGTTGCTGCATCCCAAGATAAGAATGGTCTGCCTGTACTACTAGAACTAGTATCAGTAAAACTTACATTAGTTGGTTTTGATACAGCAAAAGCTGAGGGTATAGCTGCTAGTTCTTCTGTTGGCTCTTGACTAGGTATTGTCCAAGGATATATGTCTTCGTATTCTATTAAGCTAACAGATACTAAACCATTTGCTTGTAGTTCTAATGCCTCTACTCTACAAACAATGCCGTTAGGTGGAACAACAGTAGGATCATAACCAGCTCCAGCATAATTAAAAGTCACAACATCCCCAACATTTATCTTATACATATCAGACGTGCCTAAGAATTTTATTGTTGTTTGCTTTCTGCTTCTTTTTAAAATTGCTTGAGCCATATTGTTAGCAATATAAGGGTCAGTGATATATGGGAACTCTGCTTTTATTTCTAATATTTCATCACCATCATCTGAATAGTATTCTGGCGTTGCATCATGTAAGGCTGTTGTTGTATCTAACTCATATTTTTTGTTAGCGTTGAAAAATTCAACTATAACTTTATTAGCTCTTTTGTCTTTATTTCCATAATCAATACTTACACCAGCATCTGCAATAATATTGCGATCTGTTATCGTAAAGCTAGAGGTAGCTGTATCTTCAATTGATAACTCATATTGACCATCTATATAAAGAAAGATACCTCTCATATTTGCAAGAAGCTCTTTAGCATTATCCATTACATTTTTATTAGTATCTAAATAACCATTGCAATGAAATCTTTTAACCTTAACTAAAGTAGTACCATCATCATCTATCCATTCTCCCGGATCTCCCGGTAAATCAGGTGGTGCATAAATTCTATACTCAGGACTTTGTCCAAAAAATTCAGTTCTTTGAACTTCTTTAATCTGTACGCCATCTAATATAGTTGTAGAATTTGAATCTACTAATGTTAATAATTCGCCAACTTTATGCTGAAACCATACATCATTAGCAGAAGTACCTTTAACAGTTATATAATCATCATCACTATCAGCACTAAATGTAATTGATTTTGCTGATCCATTAAAATATGGCTGGTCTTCTTCTACATCGCAAACATTAGCAGCAGAAGTAAAAGTAGACATATTTATTTGCGATGCTGTTAAACCTTTTCCGTACTCATTATTACTAATATAGTCTAGGAATGTTAAGGCTGGATTATCTGAAAACTTGTAAGTTGATGGAGTTCCAAAAGTTTGACCTGCATCTCTTGGGTCATAAACTCTTTTACCTCTAACTTGAACTGTTAATTGCGGAATACCACTAAACATTCCTTCTTTATCAAATTTGTAGTGAGCTGCTATATAACAAACACCATCAACTCTGTGCGATGAAGTCCAATTAGGCATTGATGCAACAAGCATTGGGTCTGCTGTTTGTGATGAAGCACCATGATGTAAATTGAATGTTATTCTATATCTAAGAGTTGGGTCTGTTCCAAATCCACCAGCACCAGCATCAGTTGTTACACCAACTTGTGATACTGTATTTAATGGTCTATGTGTTTCATAACCAGTCTCACCATTTCTATCTGAGCCAATATAACAACCATATCTAAACCTAGCACCATCATATAAAGGATTGCCGTCAAGCTGAATACTACTACCAATCATCTCGTCACATTCACCTACTGAGACTGCATATACTAAAAAGACGTGTCGTGAGTCATTGGTTGAGGTATCCATGTAAATTACCTGTGCCCCGACCCTACGAGTTCCGTATACGATTGGTATCTTGCCACCAGCAGCAGTTTTATTAGCCATGATGTTTTGACCTTGAGACATCATCTGTCTTGCTTGCATAAAGCCTTTAACGCCTACAGCAAGAGTTACAGCTTGGAATATCATGTAAGCTTGCTGTACTGTTTTTGCCGCTTTAAATGTTTCGTATAATCCAATAAAAAATGATACTACAGGACCTGCCATTACATTCCCCACCTTACGTCATCTTTTACCTGAGTAGCAAATTCCATACCTTTATCGCCTGTACTAAATGCTTGCTGGCTTTCATCACTAAAATGACGACCTTTTGTTAAGTTCCAGTTTGACCAGTGTGAAGCAACAGTCATAGTTAATGTAGATGATTCAATATTTTCTGTAATTGATACGCTTCTAATTTGCCCTGTAAAATAATTAATAGCACCAACAATAGATTCACCAGAACCAAAATAAGCTAGATAAACGTCAACTATTTTATCTGTAAAAGCTCCGTCTTTAACTAATGATCTAACTTGTGACGTTACGTTTGAAAATTGTATGTTTAACTCATCAACTTGTAGCTGTCCTGTTTCTGTAGCAGAATCAAGTGTTATAAAAGAACCACCAGCCTCATAATCATTTGAGTCATAAGTCACTTGAGTATACCAATCAGTCAATCTGATTGTAGATGATAGATTAAGTTCAATAAGAAAAGCTGACCTACTTTCTGATGCTTCTACCTGAGCTTCTAAAGCAGCACTAAGGCTTCTAGGCATTAGGTTATAACCTCTCTGACATCAAAAGAAATATTATAAAAACCGCTAGCATCTGTTGTGTACATAATGTCATTGCTTTCAAGATATACTTCAAAAGCTGGTTTATTTACAGTAACCGCTTCATCACTAACCACACTGTCCACTAATCCTGGTGTTATGTTAACAGTTGCATGTCCTAATCCATCTGAATCAACATCACCTCTAACCATGTAAACTTTATTATGATTGGCAAACTTAATTAAATCACCACCTTTTAAAACATTAGTTGTACTTGCTGTAAATCCTTCTAAAGTTACTTGCTCTGAACCTGCACTAACAGGATAACCAAATCTAACTTCTATATCTGTCTCGCCTTTTCCTACTCCAAGATTGTCTAGTGGTGCTTTTATAGTAAATGTATCAAAAGAACCTTTTTGTTTGTTTAAGAAAGCAAATACTTCTTGAGCTTTTTCTTGTTGTAAAGGTGGCATTTGCACTGTAAAGCTAAAATATTGCGCTCCTATTTGTCTTGCCTGTCTTCTACCTGATAGAGTTTGATTTACTAATGTTGGGCTATTGCTCGTAAAACTAATACTTCTAAAATTTGGATCTGTTGGAAATTGTCCTGCCATTATACGACTCCCATTTTGCCTTGATTGTTCATGGCGTTATTTATGATTGATGTTATTAAACCTTTTCTTGATGCTAGTAACTGGTCAAAGCCAGCAGCATCTACTGTTGATATATTAAAGTTGACTGTAGGTGATGATTGCATTGCCTGACCTTTGGTATGGTCAATAACAGTTTCATTTGGATGTAATATGGCAGGAAATCCTCCTCTTCCATCTATACCACCTGTTCTTGCGCCCATACCAGTAAAACCACCACCTTCATATTCAGGAATAGTAGTTGGTAAATTTAACCTTTTTCTAATTTCAATTTGCTTGTCTCTTGAACTACTTATAAACCCACCAAATCCTGCAAACATTCTATCTATAACTAATTTTTGTATTGCAATTCTAATTAATTCTCTGACAACGCTTGTAGCAAAATCTTTAAATGATGCTTTACCTTTTTCTAAAAAGTCCATTGTCAATTGTGTAAGTCCATCATAAGATTTTTTAAATACACCCTGCAATTCTTCTTGCATGGTTTTTATGTTGGTACTAAAATCTC